GTTTCGTTTCTAGGTATATTATACCTCTTTTCTACCGAAAGTAAATAGTTTTGCGCGTCTATTTCAGCTTTTATTTTACTAATATAATCGTTTGGATCGATTTTTCCGTTTCTATACTGTTCTGCATGATATAATTCTTCCAACACTTCTGAAATTGTCGGTTTTGTAGGCAATATAATAGTTTTCTCGTTGTAATTTAAAGCAGCCGCGCCAACTTTCTTCAGATATTGGTCACCCTCTGGACTTTGGAAAATCACGCCTCCTCTTTGTCTGAAATCTCTAGTTAAACGATTTTGTCTTGCTATATTTATCGGGCGTCGCTTATTCGAATCTTTATTTCTAAAAAGCGCTTTTGATTTACCGCTATCGTCTTCAGGTCTGTTTTCCACTTCTTCGCCGTTCAATTCGCCTTCATCCGGCATAATCGTTGACCGGCAATTGTAATGGAACGGGGGCATATTAACCCCAACTTGCGCGTCCTCGAGCTTATAAAGTTTATCTTCTTGTGCAATTCGTCGACAAATTTGAGTTGTCCGATTGTCTAAAACAACCAAAATCCGATAATATTTCAAACCTTCGCGCTCGTATCGTTTTATGGTTGCTCGGTTTATGATTGCTGTCGCGTCCGTCCGAATCAATGTTTCAGCTCGCGAACGTGCCACGTTGAATTCTTTTCGAATTTCTCGCGCCATTTCATGAGGACTATCTCCACGAATGAAACCTTGACGGAAAACCTTCTTCAAGCTATCCGCTAGTGTGTCCGTATTTCCCCAAAGTTGCTCGGAATAGTTCCGGCCGTTGAATGGTGTCTTGATGACTTCTTCAAACGCTGGACGGTTGATTGCACCCGCACGGCCACCGACTGATTTACGATAAGCGTATTCTGCCACGTCATAGAGATACTTCTCAAAACTCTTATGCAATGCACCCGCTAGTACACCGGCGCGATAAACGGCCTCTGAATTGAGCACTTGGAGACGTATTGCCCGAGCTGACGCGTATTGTTCATTCAACCGTCGCAAGAGCTCCGGATCTTTCTCTGCTTGTTCGCGATAACGTCGTGCGTTTTCTACATAATCGCTCAAGTCCTCACCGCGGAGACGATTCATTGCGTCTTGATAGCTGATTTCGTGATCTTCCGCGAAGCGTGTATAAAAGTCAAATACAGACTTTTGAAGGCTCACGGATTGCTCACGATAAATTTTTTCCATTTCAGCAAAGAAATTGATATCTTTCCGATCGACATATTCGAAAATCTCACGGGCTCGGTCTGTCCAATAACGATCATGATCCTCGAGGATTTTCAGATTCTTCAATTTGTTCGTCATCTGTCACCTCTCCGTTTTCTTCGTGCTTTCCGAACCTTGGCAAGACCTCGAGTTGTTCTTTGGTTTCATCCTTCAAACGCTCGATCTCGACTTCTGCGTCGATTCCAGTTACTTGATTCAAAATCTCGAAGATCGTTTGTTCACTCACGATTCCGTACAACGTGCGGACCATTTCGACAATCTCTTTTTCATTTTGTGGAATATTCGGACGGAATACAATCGACGTCTCATTGATAAGTTCGTAAGCTGTGCTTTCGTTCCCTTGGATTTTCCAAATATTGACAGCAAGGCGCAAACGTCGCATAAGACCAGCTTCAAAAAGATCTTGCTGTTGTTCACGATAGTTGTCAGAAGCCATCAACTTATATTTCATAGACTCGCCCGATTGAACACCTCCGAAGTTGTTATCGGTTGTGTCCGGTGTAAAGGTAAAGCGTAAGATATCATTTACTAAGCGTTCTTTATAGGCTTCAGCTCCGGCGCTATCGTACTGCTTAACAAGATAGCTTGCGTCTGGTGCTGATCCGCCCGGATTCGGGTTATCGTCCAAAATAAGCACTTGAGCTCGCTTGTATGCCATGGATACCCCAAGACGACCGTTTGGATTGATTCGACCGTCATCAAAGAAGTCCTTTTCGTCTGCTCCCGTGTACGGATTGCCTTTAATCAACAAAATCGCGTCATTGCTATTTTGTTGAAAGTTGGCAAGCTCTGACTGTGACAAGTCGTAAGCGTCGATATTATCCAATACTGATTCATACGATCCGAGGCGCTCTTCATTGTTGCTGTACTCATTGACTGGTACACCGTGGAAGAAATGCTCTTGCTCGTCTTTGAGCTTCATCCCGTCGCTCTTCTGCGAACTCCACTCGTAAGTATAGACACGATCGGCTGTATATACCTTGATAATTGTCTTTCGTTTTGCGTCTCCATAATCAACGTCGTAATAGTTGACCGCCATAAGAGAATTTTGTTCATAAGTGTCATCGTAAATAACGAATGTTTGCTCAGGGCTCAACTTGTACAGCTTCACCCAAGCGACACGATCTCGCTCCGTAACAGTTAAAAGCTCATAGGCTCGACCATAGACACAAAGATCCTTCTTAATCGACGAGTTATGCTTCTTCTCGTTGTTCTTTGCGGAGAATACCTTGATATTCTCAAGTACAACGTCATCTTCATTCTTGTACTCGACCGGATTTCCCAACATATAGCCTTGCTCGAACATAGTGATATATTTTGCAAAATCACTCGAGATTCGGTTGTCTGCTGCTGTCGAGTCTTCCTTGTCTGGTCGATACTTGATATTGTTGTCGCCCTTGTAATAGCGCTTGAGCTCTTGCAAACGTGGTAATTGCTCTTTCTTGTGCCGGTTGACGTATCGCTTCAATTGCTCGATCCATACGCTAGACGCATAATCGATGACTGCGAAGTCCTCGGTCATCATAAAAAAGTGGTCGTTCGCATGGTCTCCGAAGCGTGTCCCTTTTAAAAAATTAGTAACCAATTTTACCTCCCGAAGTAATATGACGCGTTCTTCATTCGTTCTTGTACTGACTTACTTTGCAAGATACGATCTTGTAACGCGTACCGAATCGCGTCGATACAATGGTTGTATGAATCGACGGGCTCGTTTATGTACTCATTTGTTCTCTTGTCTTTTTTCCATGTGTAATTCTCAAGCTCCTCGATCAGCTTCACGCAACGCTCGTCAACCACCCAATCGTATTGAAGGAGGTATTGAATGCCTTGCATAACTGAACCCGGTCCTTTCTGTACGTCGATGACTCGAGGAATTCCCGAATTCCGGAGCTCTTGATTCGATTTCTTTTCCGCTGAATCGGCTCGAATCGGCTCTTTCGCATAACCGAGGGACTTTATAGCCTCCGCAATCTTGTCGTTCGTAAGCCCTTTTCTGACGTATTCCTCAACAACGTATAGCTTGCGATTCTGATCGTCTATTCGGACGTGTAAGAACGCGCTCGGGTCGTTGATGAATCCATAGTCCAAACCAAAATAGGCCGGCAAGTGATCCCACTCGGACGGGTTGAGAAGACGCTTCTCGTACTTTGGAAAAACGAGCTTGTCGAGCGTCGCGAATTCTCCCAACGCATAGATCTTATAATAAGCCTCGTTCCGGCTTGCTAGTTCCTCGATATTCTCTTTTGCGACCTCATCAAGAAAGCGATTATCCTTGTATGTTGTCTGATAGACGACTGTATTTTTTGGAGTTTTAACAAAAAAAGCATTATATACCCAATTGACTTTTGATACCGGGTTAAACATCAAAAAGATTTGTCTCTTCTTGTGTTTCTTATCCCGAAGGCGAAGCGTCAATTGTGTATAATCGTCAAGCGTAAACTCCGAAGCCTCTTCCATCACCACGTCAGAAATGCCCTTGATGGACTTGATTTTCTCCGGGTTGTCTAACCCTTTGAAAATAAATTGAGCCCCGTTTGGGAGCTCGATCCGATATGCTGAATTATTGACTTTGCACTTATCGAACAACTTCCATTTCTCGAGACATTGCTTCACATCTTCAAAGATCGAGTCGTAAACCGTCGCCCCAACCTTGCGAAGAAAAAGAACCTTTCGTGGATACTTCCAGTCTTGACACGCCTTGAATACGACCTTCTGGATCACTCCATGACTCTTACCACTAGAAGCTCCGCCATAATGTACCTCCGTGAAGGTATCATAGTCGGTCAATTTGTCGTATATATGCTTATTAAAAACCCGGCTCGGATAATTGAATTCGATTTTTATCCTTGGTTTAGTCGTCGTCATCCCACTCACCCACTTTTATTTCAATTGTCCGTTGAGTGATTTCTTGCTTATCGACAAATAGTCCGAATCGTTTCCCGAGATCAACCGCCGCACTTCTTCGCGTTGATACGTTCGGGACGGCGCTCACGACTTTTTGAGTGCCTTCGCCATCCAAAACCAAAAGGGGCTCGGTCACTTCACCACGCATTATGGCCGTTAAGAATTCGAGGACCTCTTGTTGATCTGCGACACGTTCTGATTTTAGCTTTTCCAGTCGTTCGTCTATATAAGCCTTTACGTTAGGGTTTGTTAGCAGTTGGCTTGCACTCGCTCGAGCTGCTGCGTCCTTCTTAACGCTCGGATAAGCCTTTTTATATGCTTGCGTAGCATTGAGCGAAATGATATATTCATCTGCAAATTTTTGTTGTTTTTCCGTCATCCCATCACAACGCACCCCCTTTCGTCGGTATTTTTTAGCGATAAAAAACAGCCCGAAAAGGGCTGTCGAGTAGAATGGAAAGGTTGACAAGGAAAACTCATGAAAAACCTTGTCTAAGCGGACGGGCGGAATCGAACCGCCTGAAAATATAAAATAAAAATCAAAGGAAGATATGCACTTACTCTATGTTTGGTAAAAAACGATTAAATAAAAGGAATCCATGTTACCTTTCGCCCGCGTAAGAAGCGTATCGAAACGCTTCAAAAAAACTTTTTTTCGTTTTTCTCCTGATAATACAATTTTATCACCTTTTTTCGTGCATTTTTCCCAACTTTTAGCGACTTTTTAAAAAAATACTTGTATATTTCTTTTCTAGTCCTTCAAAAAAAGGTTTGATAATATGACGATAGACCGAATTTTTTGACATAAAGAGCTCGAGTGCCACTCCTTCGACGTTCTTTGTTCGCGTCACATAAAGAGCCTTGATTGCTTCCCAATTTGTAACCCCACATTCCGCCTTGTATTCTTCAATCGCTTGTGCCAGCGTATAGAGTCGAATCAATTCTGGATCATTCTCTTTCATAATGACATTTTTCAAGGCTTCGGGAGTATTCTTTGCGGTCTTACTTTTGATATACCAGTTTTCGTCAAAATTTTGATACGGGAAAGTAATTTCTTCGATACGTTCTTTTATTTCTTTATCGAATGGATAGCGTCTAAGCGCGTCTATTAAATATCCGTATCGTGTTTCAATTCTCAAACTTCCCACCTTTCTAGCCTGATAGCTTTTTAAAATTCTTTTTGATAGATATCGAAGACGCCTTTCTTTTGTGATTCTCTATAAGCAATCGCTTCTTCTTTCGTTTGAAATTCGACTTCTTCAAACGGTGATGATCGATTATATTCCATCCTTGTAGTCTTCAAATATTTTCTCACAATCTAAACTTTCAAATTTCTACCTCGTCCCCGATTTTAATTTTTTGATACTTTTGTTCGTTTATCACAAAAACATTATCATTTATTGTTATCGTGTATAAGCTGCCTATTTTTTTCTTATCACTTACAATTCCTTTTATTTCTGATCCTTGATTATCTACGTGATAAACAAGCAAAGTCTGTACTTGCGTGACTTTAATTGACCTCTGCATAAACAGTAGGCAAGTTGATAATAGGCAATATCCAATTAAAAAACGTTTCATTCTGTTACCTCTTCAACTTCCACTCCCTCACAATCAAATATCCAACCAAAGCCAGCTTCTTCTAACTCTTTTCGGGTGTGAGTTCGCCCTTCGACGATGGTCCCGAGTGTATCAATCCAAATCCAGCTATCGTCATGTTTGATACGGGTCAAAACACCTCCAGTTGAAGAAACGTTAGGCATTACAACCCGATACCGCTTCTCTTTCTCGACTGTGTAGCCGAATTGGTGCATGTTGGCTAGAGTCTGTAATGGTTTGTTATTGGCATGATTCATCCACTCATAAAATTCAGACTTTTGTTGTTTGCCCCAGCGCAAAATGTATTCCCAAATATCATATTCTAAATCATCTTTATGATTTTCGTACCAATCCGCTACAAATTGTGGTACTACGACTTTCTGCGGTTCGTCTAGTTGTTTTAAATCTCTCAAAACTTCAGACGTATCAACCCTTCTGAAATAGTTATGATTCAAATACTCGTATTTTTCAATCAATTCTTTAACATTCATCTTCTCGTTCCTCTTATTTTATCTCCATATCACAAAATTCAATTTGTTTTTCTAAAATCCCGTTACATACGTATATGCTCTGAAAGTTAGGACTGTTTTTAACTTCCATTGTTTCGTCAAAAAATCTCATCCGTCCTTTCGGTATCAATAACTCAAAATTATTTTGTTTAAAAAGTTCATACCTTGCTTTACTGTCAAAAAGACCATTCATATTGATTATTAAACCAAACGGTAATCCAAGACTGTACATTTTTTCAAAAATCGCTTGTCTTTTGCTAAAAGGCGGGTTGCTAACAATACAATCCACCCCCGCTGGTGCTTGCTCATAGCTGAAAAAATCTTGCCCGGTTTCAATATGTCCAAAAGTAACTTTTTTACCTCTCTCTTGTAGCGCTTTTACAAATTCGCTATGCTCTTTATCAAAGGGGCACCAGATATGATCGAATTTCTCAAGATAAGGCAAAATAATTTCTACTGCATATCTAGGCGTGTAATATTCGTCACTTTTGCTTGTTTTAATTTGTTGACTAAAATTCATTCCGTCACTTCCTTCAATTCAACCATCGGGTTATTCAGTAACCAATCGAGATTTTTCGCTTTAATTTCATCAATCGTAAAAGTTTGTTTAAACTCGACTGTGTAACGCGTTTCGTCTTCAATCTCTATGACATACGTCCCCCGTGTCTTCTTTAGATTTTTCGTTGTAGCGACCAAACTCCTTAACGTCCGGACATTCGCCCCGGTCTGGTCCGCGATTTCTTGTAAACTCCCGACTGCTGTTAGCTCGTCTTTTCGGTAATATGCAAAAGTACGGACTTTCATCGGTGAGCCCAATAATTCGACGTCTGTCACCTTAAAAAAATCACAAAGAGTTTCGATTCCGAATTGGCTCGGTAATCGCGAACCATTGAACCATGAAATAACTGTATTGTAAGCATAGCCGAGTTTATCTGCTAAGTCTGTTTTTGCAACCCTTGTTCTTCTGTGAATTTTTTCAGATTTTCCCGCAAGTGTTTTTTTTGCTCGTTGTCATATTTCACTAGTCCCATTCTCTACCTCTTTCTTCTTGACTGATATTTCGTACAATTGCTTTTTAATCGGGATTATGAAATTATCCTCAGTTAATTGTTCATCATCTTGTAACCGTTTAACAACTCTCGCGCATAAAGCACCAAGCGCCGTTTGTGGATCAAACTTTTTTAGTTTATCTTGTTCCATTTCTTCCAAAATTTCAAAATAAGTTTTTTCTTTCATGTTTTTGCTCCTTCCGCTTGTGACTCGAGCCATTCAAACAAGAGCCCGAATTGCTGCACGACTAGATCGTTATCATTGTACTTTTTACAAATTTCAGCAATCGAGGACGCCACCCAATGCCAATACCGGTCTGAACCGAATCCGGCTAGTTGCGCCATCTGGTTACTTCTAGCCATCCACTCTGGAACTTCCACGCTAAAAAAATGTATGTAATTCATCGTTCCATTCCTCCACTCTTACATAGATTCCGACAATCTTCGCCCAGAACTTTTCAGAAATTTCACTAGCTACTTGAGCGTCGTCGTTCCAATATCCGACTTTCGTCATGCAATCTTTAAATAGCTTTTGTAAATTATCCGTGTCTGGTTTCGTCGTTTTATATTGTCCGTCGTATGTTCCCTTTATCATCGGAAAGCACCACTTGACGGTCAGACGAACCGCTCCTTGTATTTTATCCGGGGGAACGTGACGCGCAAGCAAGCCTTCAAATTTCGCTCTAGCGTTTTGCAATTCCACCGGCTCATAGAATACCGGCTTACCATTTCGGACGTTTACCTTTTTCTGCTGGTGAGTTGTTGTCGGTATTTTTTTCATCGGTAAAAAGAATTCAATCATATTATTCGTCCTCGTAAAATACAAATATCATGACATAATCACCCCAAATTTTGATCTCGGTATTCACCCAAACCTTTTTTTCTTTTTCTAGCCATGCTAAAAAAAGATTGACTTCCGTTTCAAATTGCGAAAAGAATTTCACGTTCGACTTAAAAAATTTTACTTGCATATTCCATCCTCTTTTCTATAATCGACCCCGGTCCATTTTCCAGTTGTCGCGTCATAGGTAATATATCCCGCTGTTCTAAGTTGGTCTTTTACCCAATTCAAGAGAATCGGCTGATTCGCGATCCATTTCAAAACCTCTGAATCTGAATACCAAAAATCTTGACCGGGTAACGTGTGATAAAGCGGAGGCATTTGTTTACCAATATCCAAATTTACCGAATATCTTTTTTTCTTTCGTGCCATAACTTTTTACCTTTTTACCTTTTTAATTTTGCATTTTCTTTTTACTTTTTCTTTTTAGTTCCACGCTCTCGCGCTTCGTCCATGTTAGGGGACAGGGTTACAGGGTTACAGGGGGCGGGAGCAAAGCCCCCCTGTTCCTGTTCCTGTTCCCTTGGACCTCAGGGACATTTTCCTAAATATCTCTCCTCACAGAGGGAGATATTCTGTCCCTCATTTTGTCCCTAGGGACATTTTCGATAAATAATCGAGTTTGTCCCTCATTTTGTCCCTCAAATTGACTTTATAGGGACACGGACATTTTCGATAATTTGTCCCTTGTCCTCAAGGACATTTTCGATAGACACATTCGACTTTGTCCTTCGACTTTGTCCTTGTCCCTCATTTTGTCCCTAGGGACATTTTCGATTGTTTTTTGTCCTTGTCCTTGTCCCTATCTGTCTGTTTTTGCTATAATTTCTTTGTTTTTGACTTCAAAATTGCCATTATTTTTTATCCATCTGCGAATTGTTTTTTCGCTTACCGGTTTATCTTCTGTCGAAAAATAATCGATTAAATCATCAATTTTGACGGAGCTTACTCCATCATAAATAGCTTCAATAGCTGTTTCGATTTTTTCAGAACGCTTTTCGGTCCGTTCTTCTTTTGTTAATTTCTTATCGAAATTTTTCTTCCAAGGCGAATTATTTCCGTTTGTTTCGTCTAGCTGGATATCTGCAAGAATGCCCGAATCGTCTAAGAAATGCACTGGATAAGAGAACCACATATTCACCGGTTTGAACTTCGCGAATTCTCGAAGCGTACCTTCAACGCGCCATGCTGTCGATATCTCAATCGCTCTACGTGTGTCATTGATTTTATCAACGTATGGAGCACGTTCTAGCACGTCTTGAATTCCTTTTTCAAAGTGTGCTCTCATGCTGCTAGCGTTATATAAATCATCAAGACTAACATATTGTTGATAATATGTATTATTCTTTTCTTGTAAGGCTTCTTTGTAAATTCTGCAAGCCGTATGATTGATCCGTTGCGTGTATAATTCTTCTGTGACTTCTAATTCCACTAAGTCAATAAGCGCGTCAGGATCTCGAGCAAACACTCCCGAACCACTAGCACGGTCCATTGATTTTTTACCACTCTGAGAACCTTTAGAATGGTGATGGCAATAAATCACCGAGCACCCGAGCTCTGTCGCTACTTTGTCGAATTGATTAGTAAAGTGTGCCATCTGGTCCGCGCTGTTTTCGTCACCCGTCAAGACTTTATAAATCGGATCAATGATAACCGCTATATAATTCTTTTTGAGTGAGCGACGAATCAATTTTGGCGCTAGCTTATCCATCGGTACTGTCTTACCGCGAAGATTCCAGATATCGATATTTTGTAGGTTGTTCGCTTGCAATCCCATAGCCTCGTAAACGTCGCGGAATCTATGAAGACATGAAGCGCGGTCTAGCTCAAGATTGACATATAAAACTTTGCCTTGCGTACAATTCCAATTTAGCCACTTTCGACCTTCAGCGATTGCGATTGACATTTCAATTAAGCTAAACGACTTCCCGGCCTTCGACGGTCCAGCTATCAGCATTTTATGGCCTTGTCTAAGGACTCCTTCAATCAATTCAGGGGCTAGCTCTGGAAGATTGTCCCAACTATCCACCAACCCTTCCGGATCTGGTAAGTCGTCGTTTAAATCCTCGATATACTGATACCAATCTTCCCAATTCCTTTTTCCGATATTGGTATCAACTAAAAATTGCTTTTGTCCGTTTCGCTCGAATCCGGGCATACGGGACAAGCGCGACGGGTTGCGGTTTTGTGTATCGACTGATATCCCGTTCTTTTGGCATATCTTATATAAGTAGTCAACGCGTTTTCGGTATTCGTCATAACTTCCAGCGTCCACCTTCACGATAGCGTGTAAGGACTTGTTCCCACTATATACAAGAGCAGCGATAGGGAGTTCAAGTTCTTTATAAATAGCATTTTGTTTTTCTACGCTCATGCTATCCGATTCAACAAGGGCATATCGGTAGTCAGTTACGTTTTCGTTTTTTGCACCCTTACCATCGAGGGGATTGAAACGAATCCACGCGCCGGCTTCTTGGTGATAATCTCCGAGGACTGCCCCGATATCGCCGTTACATTTACTAAGAGCTTCAATTAACTGTCCGGCTGTTCGGTCATACGCTCCTTTTGTCGGAAGCCATTTTTCGATTTCGCCCGTTTCGTCGTTTACTTTCGGATAGCTTTCCGTGACATAACCGACATTTTCGGACGATTCAAATAAGGCCTCGAGGTATCGGATAATTTCTTGGACTGGATTCCAAATTGTAGGCTCATGAATCTCTTTACCTTCTATCCAGTTTTTATCGATAACACGGTAATCTCTATCAATGGTATCGTTCCAGTCTAATTCGTGAGCGCCCTCGCTATCGCTTGAGTATGGATTCACCCACCCGTGGTCTTTTGCAAGTTGGACGATTGTCCCACCCGTTACAATTGAGCCGGCTTGTTCATTGAAAGTGTCCCACTTTTTGAAACATTCAAATTTACGATACCGACTATCATTTTGCGACCAGTTGTCCCAATCCGACGCGGTATATCCTTCATGTTTTAGAGCCATCCCGACATTTATCCATTCTTGATAGGATAAAATGGCCGGGTTGATATGCTCTAGCAATGGCAACAAGTCAAATTCTCTTTCGTTGTTCATTTTACCCTTTATTTCCCTTTCTTAACTTGGTATATATTCCCTTGCAACGACGCCTCTTGGTAATCTCCAGCCGTTCGCCGCTATTCGGTCAATCATATTTCTAGCACTTTCAAACGACCACATTCCGACGTTTTTAAAACCTCGACTTTCAAGGAAACGAATCTGTTTCGGCGTAGTCAACCCCTCACTTTGACGTTTATTCAAACGGTCAAGTAATAAGTTAGCTTTCCCAGCATTCCCAACTTCTTCGGTAAAAATACCGTACTTTTCGAGTGCTCGGAGTTGTTTTTCTGAAGGCGGGGACATTTCCCACCCAAAACTAGGGACATAGCTCGATAGGTCTTCGGCATGAATTGACATTTCAAATTGAAGCGGATCGACAAGTTTTCGTTTCCGTTTTCTCATTTCCGCAAGTTGTTTCGCTAGTGCTTCTTCACGTTCTGCCACGACGTCTTCAGCGCTCTTGACTTCCATCTGCTCAAGGTCAATCACGACGCCCGTTTCTTCTTCCATGTTTTCGACCATTTTTTTAGTCACTTCCGGACTTTC